TTTCTGCTACTGCTTGTGTTTCTTCTACTATTTTAGTTTCTTCGGACATACTGCCCTCCTATTTTATTATCGTTGTTTTGGATACATACTTTTTAATGTTTCTATCCAAAAGTTCTTTGCCGAATCTCTCGGCTATAAATTCTTTGTTTTTATTAGACAAATCATAGATGTCATATCCTCTTTTCTGATTGCCTAATACTATTTCCCCTCTATCGTAAGTAATGATTGCAGTATCAGGTTTTGATGATGCTCTCATACTTCTTAGAGTTCTACCAGTTAATCTCATATTGACAAAAGAGGTAGTGGTATCAGTTGCTTGGTTTTCAAATCCTTTTATTCTTTGTCCATTAGGGTATCTCATACCTGCTGCTTTACGATTCTTGTAACTATCAATATTAACTGCCCTACCATTAATCGTTCTAAATCCTACTTTAGCACCTTCATTTGAGTATTGATATCCACTTTTACCATTCTGAAATTGTCCTTTACTTGCATCTAAAGTAATCTTATCAATAGCATCTTGTGCTAATTTAGACATCACTTTAGAATTAGGTTTTACTACTTGGTCTATTCTCATACTCTCACCCAATCATGTCTGCAATTATATCCACCTCTATCAATAAAGTTTACTCCTATACCTGCTCTACCAGCATCTATTTCTTCTCTTGTTAAAGGTGGTGCTTTTAATGCTTCTACACAAGCAGGTCTGATATTCCCTGTGGAAGGACCAACATATTGAAACCTAACTTCAGGGAACTCCTCAAATGCCTTTGCTCTTGATGTATTACTAAATCTCGCAAAAGCATCATTAATCAAAAAAGAAGTTTCACTTGAACTAATATAAGTTCCTATACCAAAGGTGCTATTGATATTATTCATTATCTGAATATTATTCTCACCAGTTATGATTCCTCTTAGCATCGCAGTCTTTAGTTGGTCTGAATATTGTCTTACTCCATTTGTCAAATAAGTCATTTCAAAGTTCTTTAGTTCTCTTAAAGCATCGATACTTGCTACTGATACAGCTCCTAACTCTCTTTTAGATAGTTCTGCAAATACTCTTGCTATCTCATCATCAAAGGTTTTACCCACTCTATTCATTAGCTTAGTAAACCCTAATGCTTCCATTTCTGCAAAGAAGTCTATCTGTTTAGCAATCTGCATCAGTTCAGTATCGGTTACTCTACCTAACCCTACTACCAAATTATCCAATTTGTCAATTAACTGTTGTTGGATATTTTCTATTTCTTTATTATAGAAATCTAAATTAGCCAACTTGTTCACCTATTCTATCAAAGATAGATTGTGATTCACTTTGCTCTTGTGGTCGTTCAGCATCTATCTGTTCCACAATAGCTTGTATTTCTTCTTCCTTGAAATCAGGATTCTTCTTTCTTAAATAAGATTGTCTTGTTTCTAAATCATTTTGGAATGCCCAAGAATAGTATTTGATTTCTTCATCGGTACTCATAGGCACTTCTCTTTCTGCAAAGTCTACACTAAACTGGTCGCCAAGATTAATACCACCTGATACTTCACAGATTCTTTTAGCAATCTGGAATTGTTCTTTCTCAAATGGTCTATAGATTTGTTCTGTATCACTTCTTAGAGCATCCATTAAGTCAAGCTGACTCATCTTTTTACTTAATCCACTTTCCTGAGATTTATCAGCCCAGTTGATTCGTACATTGTTTGCTTGTGCAATACTATCTACCATATACTTTGTGGATTCAATCATTGCTTGAACATTTGCATTTGGTGTTGCATATTGAAAGTTCGCACCTTCAGGCAATACTAATGCTTTATCTTGTCCCATTGAGATTCGTTGTTCAGTATCTAATCCTGTAAATACTGGTTGTCCTAATTGGAATCTTCCATGTAAAGCAAGTTCAGTTAGCATAATGTTGATACTTCTCATACCATCTACTAAGTCTGATGCCCCTTCTCTAAAGAAATCTCTTGTGAATGGGTGTCTATGTGCTATGTTGAATGGTAAGACATCTCCATAAGGGTTTCTATCATCTGGAACAATAGAAGTAATAGCACCTCTACTGCTTATCATAAAGTGTTTACCTTCCATATCTTCTGTATCTTTAGACCAGAACATATATTGAGCATCTTCTGTTCTACCTTGTAGCTGTGATTCTGCTTGATACATAATAGCAAAAGGTTCATCTTCATTAGGTTTAAAGAATGGGGTAAAGAAGTGGATTGGTCTATACTTTAGTTTCTTTGCATTGTCATCCCAATGAGTATATAAAGCTTCTGTACCTAATAGATAAGTAAGTTGTTCAAATTGTTTCATTACAGAATCAAAGTTGCCTAAGACATCTGTATATTTTTCGTTGTATCTTACTGGTGCTTGTTGATATACCAATGCTCTCCTGGATATGATATTTCTTACAAGATTAATGTAGAGTGGGGGAATCTGTGATAAAGATTCACTATCAAAGTATTGTTTAATATCGTGTTCAAGATTTAAACCCTCGAAATAGTCTAACAATCTTTCTCGTTCACTATGCTCTTTTTCTAATCCTTCTTCTATTGTATCCATTAACAAGTCATACAACATCTTTTCTGTTAAATTATAAATTATCATGTTTCATACCTTTTATAAAATTTTTGTTCTTCGGTTTCCAAGAATCTATCCTGGAAATCCTTTATCATTTCTCTGCTTAGTTCTTCTTCTTTTATACTTAATCGGTATCCCCATACCATAGCACTTATCATGCTAACAATAATTCCAACACTCATTCCTAATAGAAACATTACCATTCTATTGCTTTTGCTTGTCCTTTGAATCCATATCTGTAATCAACTGGATAACATAAAGCATCTAAGAAGTGAGATAAAGTTTCAGTCTTTAATATTTGCCCATTCTCCATAGTACATAGTTCTAAATCTCTAATCGTGTTCTTACACTTAGGATTAATAAATAGTCTTACTTTCCCAGTAGCATCTTCTAACATCTTATTTAAAGCATTTAGTCTGTCCTTTTGAGTTGGGTTAGCTTTTTTACTGATGACTGTAAACCCACTCTCTTGCAATATCCTATGGTCAGACTTAGTACTATTACTCGTTCTTGCTTTACCTGCTGGGTCAGGATATACTGGAAGTCCTGATGCTTTCTGTTGCATTAGCTTTGCCAGTTCAAAGGTATTTGAGTTCTGTAATCCAATCTCATCAAATACATATAATTCTCCTGCAGTATTTTCACACATTAATAAAGCAGTCATATAAGATGCTACCCCAAAGTCGATTCCCCAGAACATTCTTGGGGACTTCTCCATTACTCTACAATGTATATCTCTACTAAAATTGTATGCTGCTCTATTTGCAGCAGTAAGAAAACTTGCAAGATATTCTTGCTCAAAAGTTCTCTTATCTAAATTCTTTTTGGCATTCTCTACTTCTGATTCAGAAATAAAGCCACCTTCTAATGTGGTAAACTGCCAAGACTTGTAATCACTATTCTTAGATTGTCCTTTAACAAATAAATCGTAAAAGTGGTTCTGTACTCCAGTTGGAGTTCCTACAAATAAAGCCGAGCCTTTAGTTTCTGCTAAAGTCGGCTGTATAATCTCTCCCCACACATTCTCTTTCATATAACTGTACTCATCAAGCACTACCATTGTTGTAGATACTCCTCTAAGTGAGTCAGGTTTGTCTGCCCCTTTAAGTTCAACTTTTGCACCATTGTCAAGTGTAATAGATAATTCAGTTTCATTGATACTGACTTCTTTATGTGCAAAGATGTCTTTGAGTATTGACCAAGATACCATCTTAGCTTGTCTATATGTTGGAAAAACAATCCACCTTCTCTCGTTAGCTTTAAAAGGCTTAGACAATAAAAATAAAATAGAGAAGTAAGACTTCCCCCACCTTCTACCACAGGATAAGATTTTGTATCGTGTATCGTCTTTAAGGATTGATTTCCTTGTGGCATCAATCGTCCAGTCCATCTATGTCAAATACCTTAATTGGTTCATCTGAAACATCTTTGATTCCTATGCTTTGACTTGGTTTACCCAAGATTCTATCTGCTAAAAAGTTAATGGCAGTCATATTACCATCTAATGCTTCTTCATATACTTTACCTACAACAGCTTCTAACATAGTCTTTTTATCTTCTAATTCTACATTAGCTAAATCGGTGATATATTCGTTCAAGGCAAAACCAGATTTAGGTCTTCCATTAGGATTACCTGATTGTCCTTTTTTCCATTGGTGTTTTACCAAATGTTCATTCTTTTTATCGCTGTTCTTTTGCTGTTTTACAGCGACTTTCTTTTGTGTTTTAGCTGCAGCCAAACTAATCACCCCACTATTTGAAGGTTATGTTCGTTATTAAAACGAAAGGGAAGGTGTTACCCTTCTACCCTATAGGCAAAAAGACTACAAGAAACCCTTATCTAAGAGTTCTAAATGCTTGTAAGTGTTGATATTGTTGATAAAGATTTTTTTTTGAGGACTACAAAAAAGCCCCATATTTCAGGGGCTAATTTGTCTAATTGATATTAGAGGTATTGCAATTAGTGTCCTATTTCTAGTCTTTTAGGACAAACATAGAAACTAAATTCTATGGAATATGCAAAACCATCTTGTTGGGCTATATTGCTATGTATCCACCCAGTTTGGTCATAGTCTTGCAAAATTTTACATAAATCATACCATTCTTGACTTGGTTTTTCTGAAGAAAACTTTAAAACATAATATAGAGGTTCTATAAGTTCTCCAGTATCAGGACAATCATATTCTTTGCCCTTTACAAAAGTATCTTCTCTATTTATTGTTTTACCATTCAATGCTGATACAACTAATAATCTATTTACTTTTTCTTGTATTTTTTGATTCCAAATATAAGTCATTTTATTCTCCTTTATTTAATTAACTATTTAAAATATGGTATTCTACAATTAGTGTCAAGAAAATAAGGAAATTATTTTTTTAGGCAATTTATCGACGAAGTTTGATACAATCATATCTTCAGGTAGGTCATCTATTATGTATTTATATCCATATTTCTTTATGGTATCGGTACTAAAGTCCTCTATTAGTCTATATGTGCCTAATTCTATTTGATGTGGCTCAAAGACTACTATATGTTGATGTGGGATATTGAATTGGATTAGATAACTGTTTCTACTGGTCAGCTTTTTGGCTTTATGTTCCTTGATGTGGAAAAAGGGTATATTAGCAAATAAAGATTGTACTTCTATTTTTATGATTTTGTTCCTATAAGTTACTTTGAAGTCAGGTGCTGCAGTTATCTCCCTTCTCATTACTCTTATTACTCTATCTTGGTCATGGTTATCAAAGGTCGCAGTTAGTTCTTTATATGGTGGCAAAGAGAATAGATAAGTAAATACATCTTCTACTAACCAACCTCTGCAGATATCCATAAAGTGTTGTTCGGGTGTTCTGTTGTCCTGGATATGTGCCATTTCTTTATCCAGTTTATTATTAATGGTTTTTAGTTGCTGTTTATAAGCATAGTATTTGTTATGTAGGTAATGGTGGTAATCTGAATTGTTAGATAGTTCTTTTAGTTGATTATATGCTGTATCTAACTTATTCATTAATAATATTTTCTATAATTTGTGTACAAAGATTTATATCCCAACCATTTGCTGCTCTATTACAAGCATTAGCATATGATTCATTTCCCAAATTTATTTCCCCATCTTTAAATCCCATCAATCTATAATGTTCTGCAATAGATAACTTTCTTACTTGATATTCATTGTTTTTCATAGGTTCTATTACTCTTATAAGATTATGATGTACTTCTGCCAAAGTTGGACTAATTTTCTTTATGCTTTTGTTGTACAAATCTCCAAAATAATATTCATCTTTATTGTACTCTTTTTCATACAAATCAATCAACCTTCCTAATTGTTTGCCTTTCTGTATTTGTTCTTGTGTTTTATACAATGATTTATCAGGGTTTTTATCAAGATATAATTCCATCGGTTCTACTGTATTAACATTAGGTGCAAGTTTAAAGAATAGTGGTATGTCTTTTGTGGTTGCATATATCCATACTCTTTCACGATTTTGTGGTGTTCCATAATTTTTACTATTTAATAATTCCCAATGCACATTATATCCTATACTTTCTAATGATTTGATAATAGTTTCAAAAGTATGTTTATGTCTTTTTGAAATTAAACCTTTTACATTTTCTAAAAGTATATTTTCAGGTTTCTTAATTTTACAAATTCTTATAATGTCATGAAATAAAGTACCCCTTGTATCTAATTCACCTTTGCCACTACCTGCAGTTGAAAAAGCTTGGCATGGAAATCCACCTGTAAAGAAATTAAAGTCAGGCAATTCTGTAGGGTTTATTTTAGTTATATCTCCATAGAAAAAAGATTGATGGTTTTGTGAATATATTTTTATAGCAGATTTGTCTATTTCAGAAAACCCAATACATTCATAAGGAATTTTAAGTCGTTTCAATGCAAAGTGTGGACTTCCAACTCCTGCAAAAGCATCAAATAGTTTTATCATTTTCTTCTTAATAGGTGGGTTATCAAAGTGGCTTGTTTAGATAACTTTTTTAATGCTCGATTATAGTAAGTCTTACAAGCCGATTCTGATATTCTTAAATTAAATGCTATATCTGCAAAAGGGTATTTGTTTACTGCTCTTTCATAGAAGCATTGAAACTCTTGTTCTGATAGTTCCCTTCCCCCTACTACTCCAGTAAGAACATACTTTAATTCTTTCAGCATTTTTGCTTGTTCTTTTTCTACTTCGTCTATTAAGTCTTGATAACTTCTTGCTGTGTTTTCGATATTGTTTTTCATGTTAATTCTTTTGGGATAAGCTGCCAAGCCATTGTGGTAATCAAGGGTAAGATTTCCTTTCTTAATAAACCCACAAACTATCCCAAATCCTTGTTGTAGCCATGTTCTTTGGCTGTTTTTATTATATTTTTTACTGGTATGTATTTGTTGTATTTAAAGCAATACAATTCCATTGTGTTTTGTAGTTCTGATGAAACTCTACCTGAATATTCTACATATTGAATTTCATAGATATTATTTACTTTACAATATACTAAGATGCTGTTTAGTTCTTTGGTATCCACTAAAAACTCTCTTGTAGTTCAGGGAAATGTTGGTCTAATCCTTTTCTTCTAAGTCTTTCAATGATTCTTTTGTGAGTAGATACATTTTCTTTTAGTTCTTTGTATTGAAACTTAATCCACTCTTTTAATAGGTATTGTGAATCATCTACTTGTATCATGCCCATTTTTTCTTTAATTACTTCTGGTATTTGACCATCATATCCATTACAATAAAATCCCATAGCTTCATCATCTTTTTCCCAGAAACCATCATGTGTGCAACTGGTGCTTATGTAATACCATAATACTTTTTCTTGTGCAGTTAGTTTTCTAAACCAACTTTTATTATTTATATCTGCATCTAAAAATCGTTTTCTCATCTTTTATTCTCCTGTATTTTTAGTAATAACTTAAACATCTTCCAACCCCAGTTCAAGTCTTTAATCTTTAAATGCTCTACTTGATACTCTTTTTTTTCTTTGTCTATTCGCACAATTAAAGC